TAATACAGATTCAATAAAATACTGATCATTATAAGCAACTTTTTCCAAAACTCTTTCCTGAACCTCAGCGCTTCCAACAAATGCTTTTTCATCAAGTGTTCCGGTTTGGCATAATATAAGTTTTGATATCTCAGAATTACATCTTTGAATCATCATATCAAACACTTGGTAGGCATCTGCCCTGTTAGATTCTACAAGTTCAATTAAATCATCTGTGTCGAAAACTCCATAAGAAGCAACCCCCATGTTCTTAAGGTAATTTTCCATGTTTAAACGAGTTTCTTCGTCTCTAACATTTGTTTTACCTATTCTTATCGGGCTACCAAATATCTCAGTAAATTCAGACCATGCTCCTAGTGCATTTTTTTTCCAAATAACTAAAGGAGCAGCTTTTAAATACAATCCCAAATCGTGCGTTCTACCAACTCCAATACACCAATTTGAAAACGGCATTTCTAAATAATCTGTTCCGGTAATAGCCGAATAATTAGCAGTTACAATGTGTAATTCGGGCTTAACGTATTGTCTAGGAACCAACTCAACACATTTAAAAACATCATCAACAATACTATCAAATTGTACCAATGAGTAACCCCAAAAAATACTATCAAGTGAATAATCTATAAAATCCCTAAACCATTTATTGTGAATTAGTTTAGTTAAATCTTCGTTTATCTCGCCATTAATTTGAACCTCAAACTCTTTACATAATGTAAGATTTTTACGCTGCGTAACGGCTGCGGTTAAATGAGCATCAAGATCAATAGTACGATATTCTCTTATTAAATTATACCGCTGCGGATTTATAATTGATTCAGCAGATTGAACCGCTGCTTTGTAGGTCGATATACTTGTAGCCGCCCTGTATAATTGAGTTGGAGAAGTTATTCTTTTACGAATATCCGAACCATTAGGTCGTTTAACAGACAAGTCCTCAACTTTATTAAAATCTATAGTTAATCCAAATATTTTCATTACCAAAGTTGATTAGATGTTTTAATTGTTGATCCATCAGAATTTCCCCATCTAATACTCATCCCTTGTTGTGGCATTATTTGAGGCAAATCAGCAGTAATATCTCCACTTGAAACACGTTTTAACCATCCAATAGCGCCTCCTGTTTGTAACGCATTATTTCCATCATAACGCTCCTTTCTTAGGTCTGGTATGTTGCGTGGATTAATTCGGCTATGTAAATGATTTAGTGTAATATCAAGTAAATACAATACAATTTGTTGGTTTCTATTATCTCCCTGAGTCCATTTTGAAGCATCATCTGGATAAGTAGCGGTTAAAGTATAAGATGCTCCAGCGCTCCAAAAACTAGTGTTTAACGGGGAAATTCCTTTAGACGCTATTAAGCAAGTGTAAAGCCTATTGTCATAATAAACCTCATCCCCTACTACATAACTTCTTAACATTTCAAATTCACTAAAAGGCAAAGTAACATAATATAATGTTTTATCAACTGCTTTAAAAGTCCATTCCGCTACATTAAAAGCGTGAGCAGCACTACCGGCAATAGACTTATAAATATTCCCTGCTTGTAAAACATATTGTCCGGTTGTATAAACCGTAGCGGCACTAAAAGCGGTAGCCGTCCATTGAATTAATTGCTTACCGGTATAAGAAGCAGAAACATCAAATGTTTTTAAATCCTGAAATATTTGGTTAACCAAATACCTTTGAGTTAAATAAGATTTCATTTCAGCCATTGCGGCCTGTTCAACATCTAATTTAATCTGTTCATTTGATTCAATTATTTGAGCTAAGTTATCAGCCTGAACAACTCTCAAATAATCCTGATCTCTTAACAATCTTGCCATATCGTAAAAATATACACATTTTTTTGTATAAAATGGTATTGTAACTATTTTATTAATTCGTTTAAATCCAAAACTTTATCATTTTTAATCAGCTCGTGAACTTTAGATTCGATCATAATCTTTTCCTTAATTTGAATCTCCATAATCTGAGTGGTAAATTCAGCCTTAAGTTTAGGATATAGTTTTTTACCTTCTCTATTACAAATGTAAGTTGATGAATGAATGCAAGTGTTTGTTTCCCTGTCTTCCGCAAAGAAAGTAAAACAACGTTCTTTATCTATTGTTTCCCAATGTGTTTTTATTGTCATAATCTATGTTTTTCGTTTGTTGGCGCTACTCCTAATCTTCGTACATACTGTGTTACATCACCTCTTTGATAGTTTTGATATTCTGTTTTAAACGCCTCGCAAATTAAGTAATCAGTTAAATCGCTAATGTGACCAAACGGCTGGTAACTCATTCCGCTTTTAGCATCTTTTACTTTAGTTTTATCCTTACTCCCATCACTCGCCTCTTTTGTGTTAGTAAAATCCTGAATAGCTTCTTTTTGTGAAGGATCAATCATAAACTCAATATCTCCAAAATTACTATAAAGAATTGTATTAAAAAAATTACCTCGCATCACCACAGACGGATTAGATTTAGATACTCTCATTGTTGGCCTATAGCTAATCAATTCATTTTGTATTAATTTAAAGAAATCATGCCCCTTCTCTTGCTTTACATCTTCTTTTCGACTAGTAGCATCACCGTAAATAAATAAGCCGCTTACATGGTTCTTGTATCGAAATTTAAACTCATTACAAACGTCTTTAATTGTATTTTTTGGATTTATACCTAAAATAACATCAATTAACCGGACTTGTTTGTCTGATATTTGAAATATCCCACAAGGTAAATAAGGATTAACGTTCTCATCCCAGCTTATGTGAAGCGGTAAATTTGGCTCGTAATGGCAAGATTTAACATGGTTATCTAAGTTAAAATACTTGTAAAACTCAGCCCCTGATCGCTCTTGCAAGTCCCAGTTGCCCTCAACAAACACTTCGTATTCATAACGGGGCATTGATTTAAGCGACTCTAAGTATTCTGCTGGTATAAACGGATTATCGGTTATTTTAGAGGGAATATACTTCCAGTTTTTTGGCATCGTGTCAGATTTCCATAAGTCATAAATATCTGACTTAACCCAGTTGTTAGATGGGTTACAGGTTGCTAAAATTAACGGTTTTGGTTGTTTTAACAAACCTAGTATAATATGAGATCCAGCACGTTCAATTGCTTTATTAAACGTTTTCTTTTGGCATTCGTTTATTTCTTCAAACAAAAAACCGTTAACCTCTAATCCCTTAAAATTGTTTAAATCCTTATCATCGTCATAATTTTCACCTAAAAATATTATTTGGCTATTATTGGATAATGTAACTGTTTGAATATCCTGTTGATATTTTTTAACAAATATTGTTGGGCATATTTTAACAAATGATGGAATTGTTGTTTTTCTTAATACTTGCAGGTTTTTACGAACTATACACCATCTCGATCCTGGAAACATCTTACAAAGCAAAAGTAAGCCTCCTAGCCCAGCGAACGTCTTACCTCCACGAATAGCGCCACCATACATAATGAAATTAAACTCAAAGCTAAAAATAGCCTCAAGAAATTCATCTTGTTTTGGGAACGATTCAAAAAGTATTTGTTTGGACACTAAAGCTTAATTTCCACATTACCAATCTTAAATATTTGCTCAACTCCTTCAACATCTGCTTTTAACTCCACCGCTGCTGGCATCAACTTAGCAGCCAATGGATAAAAATATCCTGGGTTTTTCTTACCCCATTCTAATAAATTAACTTTAGGGTCTTTTTGCATTTCGTCAAAAGCATCCTTAAAAGCCTCTTTAACTGACTTTGTAAAAGTGTTTGGTGTTCCGGCTGTACGGCCTCCTGTTTTTTGTCCTTTCATTCTAAAAACGTCTACTATAGAGCGAAAATAGGCAATAATTTAAACTCCTGCAAATAAATTAACATTACCTTATTTAGAATGATTCTAATTAAAACGCTTCTTCGTCGGTTATTGGGTTAATGATTATGTTAAAAAATCTGTATTATTTTGCAATCCTAAACTAATATCTTGCTCAGGCGGCAATTGTTTATCGTTTTTTACCTCAATTACTTGAATCGGACTATCCCAATTCTCAATAGAGGTTGTTTCTCCAATCCAACGAGTCCTTACTTCTCCAGTAACGCCGCCTCTAAACTTAGCTATAATCTTCACAAGGAGGCCATCTGTTGCGATATCTTCATTACCATAAAGGTATCTATCCATTTCGTAATATTCAGGCCTTAAAAGGAATATAATCATGTCGGCATCTTGCTCGATTGCTCCTGAATCTCTTAAATCTGAAAGTTGAGGTTTTTTACTTGGCCTTAATTCTACTTGTCTGCTTAACTGGGATAATGC